TATCCCTTAAGGGATACCTTTTTATATCCCTTTTTATTTGATGATAGCGCTGTACTTTCGCCGTAGTTATGATATAATATAACTATAAACAATAAAAAAGGATATAATATGAAAAGAAAAATTACTAAAAAACAAGAAGAGGCTCAAAGAAGGGCGGTTGATAACATGATGGGTAAACAAATTGTGGATGAGTTCTTTGAATACCTTGATAAGATTATTAATGAGAAAAAGTAATATGAACAGATCATTAATGTTAAAATAAATACGGTTTTGCACTTTACAAATGCATTAGAATATGATATAATATACATATAAAATAAAAAAAGGTGTTACTTTTAATAAAACGGAGACACAAAATGTTAGCAACAATTTATATTAGTCATAGTGAACATAACTGGGACGTTACAACTTATGTTGATGATTATGAATGGGAAGGTTTTTACGAAACCTTTACAACTAAATCAAAAGCATTAAAAGTCGCAAACAAAATCAAAAAAGAACTGTTTGAAACAGAAACAGAAATATCTGAAATTGAAATGATTATTGATTTTAAACACGGTCTTGAAAACGACATCAAATCTTTCAAAAGGTTGGTGGCATAATGAAACAAGAACGCGAAATTAATCTTTTGAAAATGCAGTTGGAAACACAAAAGAAAATCAACAAAATTCAAGAATCAATGATATAATATAAAATAAAAAAAGGACATAAAAATGAAAAAAATTAATGAATTTAACAAAGGTAATTTAAAAGAATTCCGTCATGAATTGGACGCGGTATTAACTAAATTTGGTGTAAAGGTCGGCCTTGATATTAGATCGGAGAAAATTAATTATAATGATTCAACCGCGACAATAACGATTGACGCTAAATTACACGGATCACAATCTAGAGAGGCTATGGAATTAGAACTATATTCCGATTTCAAAGAAAATGATATAATTAGAATTAAACAATTAGGTGAAGTCAGATTCGTTGGATATAAAACAAAGAATAGAAAATACCCATTCATTGTAGAGACTGTGCACACGGGTAATAGATATAAATTAAGTCAACAACATGTTAATGCGAGGGTGAATATAGTATAATGAAAGACAATATAATTTTAGTTGATTGCGATGGAGTCCTATTAGATTGGGAACCATACTTCCATAATTGGATGTTGGAAAAATTTGATATGAAGCCCATCAATAAATCATTGTACAACATAGGTAAAGTATATGGAATTACTCCACGCGAGGGTCATAAGTATGTTGGTGAATATAATTCAAGCCTACACATGGCCAATCTTGGGCCGTTGCGAGATGCTGTTAAATATGTACGCAAGTTATATACTGATCATGGTTATAGGTTTCATGTAATCACTAGTCAAACATCGGATGATGCTGCTAAGGAATTTCGTAAGTATAACTTAGAAACATTGTTCGGTAAGGAAGTCTTTGAAGGTATTACTATATTAGGTCAAGGCGATGATAAAGATAAAGAATTAGCTAAGTGGAAAGACTCTGGTTGTTATTGGGTGGAAGATAAGCCCACTAACATTGAGGCTGGTTATAATGTTGGACTAAGCCCTATTATGATGGCACATAATCATAATGTCGGGGAACACTTAGATATTCGTGTGCAGGATTGGAAAGAGATATATAATAAAATAACAGGAGAAGTTTAATGGAGTATTTACAATTTTTTGCGTTAGTGATTTTTATAGGTATTTTTCATATAAATATGTCTAATATGAAAAATGAAATTAGAAAAATAAGGAGAAAATGATGTTTGAATTTGCGATAGTTTTTATGGCGGTGGGTATCGGTTGGTATCTAGGTAGTCTACATACTAAATTAAAGTTGGTACAGTGATGGAATATTATTGGTTTATCACATCCGGTTTAATGCTTTTTTCATATTGGATAGGCGTCACAATTGGGTTCAATAAATTTAGAAATGAGGTGGATGATATTGTTAATGATATTGTCAATGGTATTTTAAATGATTATGAGGAGCAGTATAATGAGTCAAGCAGAAAAAGATAAGGCAAGGGCAATTTTAAAAGGTCAAGTGGCTGAGTTTTTGGCTAACGGTGGTGTCATTGAACAGGCCAGAAAAAGAGAAGATGACATTATGAATTTACCATATAGGGCCATTAAAGATGAAGATAGATTGGTGTGGAAACGTACACAGGCGCGAGTCGATGGAGTATATCAATATTTTACATAAATAGGAGAAAAATATATTATGAATATTAATGAATTGAGGGGTTGGTTAAAAGAAGGTGTGGTGGACATCACATTCACAAAGAAGGATGGCAGTGAACGCCAAGGCTTTTTTACTACTAGAGAGGATTTGGTGGCAGAAACTTCCGGTAACGGGGGTAGAGAACATGCTGATGATATGCTGGTAGTCACTGAAATGGTGGATGGAAATGCACAATGGCGTTCTTTTCACTTCGACCAAGTAACAAGTGTGGGTGTGCAATGAGTAAAACAGTGATTGCCGGCGTGAAAAGAAAAAGAGGCGCCAATGGAAACAATATTAATAAAAAATCTTTAAGTCACGGCTCATATAGATGTGCTCGTAAACCAAACAGTAAGCGATGCAAGAATCAATCTTAACATTTATGCAATGGATGGCGATAGCATTCATCTTTAGTATAGTCACAATCATGATGATTTTATTTTTGATAATATTAATACCTTTTATGATGTTCGGTATTTTCATTGACTGGGAAGAATCTCAAGGTATTTACAATAGACAATAAATGTGATATAATATAAATTATGAGAAAAAATGATATTAAAGTTCTAAGTGAACGAGACCATGTAAGACAAAAGCCTGGTATGTATGTCGGCGATATTACACTATCACCTCATAATCGATGGGGTGTATTTGATGATAAAATTGAAAAGTGCAACATTAACATTGTACCCGCTTTCTTAAAGCTATTCGATGAGATTATTTCCAATTCAATAGATGAGTATTTAAGAACCGATGGTAGGCACGCGAATCTAATTAAAGTTAAAATCGATGGTGATAAAATATCCATTGAAGATAATGGCCGAGGCATATCTTCTGAGTTTGATGAAGAGCATGGTAAGACCAAGGCTGAATTGGCCTTCACTAATTTACGCGCAGGTGCCAACTTTGGTGAAGATGATTTTGTAAGTATTGGTACGCATGGTCTTGGTGCATCTTTGGTTAATATCATGTCGCATAGGTTCACCGTCATGACAGACAATAATGTGGACAGAACACATATTAAATGTAAAGATGGTATGCTACACTGTGATTCTCAAGTCACGGCCTCTAACGGTAATGTGGGGACGAAGGTTACCTACACACCAGACTACGAATTATTTAAAATGAGTGGATTGGATGATACTCATATTATGATGATTGAAAAACGTGTTATGGATCTTGCGGTGTGCTATCCTAAAATTCAATTTAAGTTGAATGGTAGGCTTATTAAGAGTAGAGTGTTTAAAAATTATCTAAACATGATCGATCCAGTATTTGAATTTATTGAAACCGATCATTACAAAATTGCCGTGCTACCATCTGATGCTGGTGATCAAATTTCATTTCTTAATGGTATAGAAACATTCAGAGGTGGTTCTCACATTGATTATGTTTCAATGCTTATTAATAATGCACTGCGCGATAAGATCAATAAGAAACATAAACTTAATATTAAGCCGTTTGATATTAAGTCTAAATTTATATTCGTTCTTATCACCAATGAAATTCCAGGCCTGAAATGGGAGTCTCAAACCAAGGAACGAATGACTCTCGAGATATCAAAATTTAAAGACCTATTCGCCGATTTGGAGGATAACGATAAATGGTTCAATAAGATAATGCGTAATGAAGATCTTATTATGCCTATCATTGAGGCTCAATTACTTAAGAAACAACTGGCCGAAGCTCGAGAATTAAGAAAAAAGCTTAAAGACACTCACAGAAAGAAGGTTATTTCTCACGTTCAAGCCAAGGGTGGTGGCAATATTCTTTTCTTGACTGAGGGTCAATCAGCGATTGGTAATCTTATTAAGGTTCGCGATCCTAAAATTCATGGTGGTTATCCATTGAAGGGCAAGGTTAAGAATACATACGGTATGAAGCTAACCGATATTGTTAAAAACAAAGAGTTGAGCGATGTAATGAATATTCTAGGCTTAAATTTAGGTGAACCCGTCACTACAATGAATTATGACTATATCGGTATTCTTACCGACCAGGATGAAGATGGGCACCACATTAAAATGCTACTCATCGGATTCTTCGCTCATTGGAAGGAGCTATTCACACACCATAAGATTAGAATCTATAACTCACCACTAATGATTGCCAAGAAGGGTGGTGAAGTAAAATATCTATATAATTTAAAAGAAATTGGCAATGAAGACTTGAGTGGGTGGAGTAAGAAATACGCCAAGGGTCTTGGTTCTTTATCGGCTTCAGAATATAGAGATATTATTAACACAGATGATTATGATGTTATTACACATGATGATATAAATGATCCTAAAGCACTACATTTAGCTTTAGGTGACGAGGCCCAATTACGAAAGGATTGGTTACTAGCATAATGTATAAATTAATAAGAAACAAATATAGAGATATTATACCTAAGTCAAGATTATCTAATGTAGACCCTAAGGGTGAAACATATAAGAAATTTTTGATGGATAAACTAAATGAGGAGTTGCAGGAACTTGCCGACTCTGATTGGAGCGATGTTAATGAATATGCAGATGTGTATGAAGTTTTCTTAGCTATTATGAAGGCACACGGAGTTGATGAAGATGATGTACTTAAGGCCAAAATAGAGAAGGTTATCACAAATGGATCGTTTTCCGATGGTCTATTGTTAAAAGATTAAAATAAATACGGTTTTGCACTTTACACAGGCCCTATTTTATGATATAATATACATATAACAATTGAAAAGGAAGTGATATGAATACTAGAGGCATGAACAGAAGAGAAAAACTACAATATGAAGCTAAACAACGAAGACTTCATGGCTCATCTAAATTGGATATTTCGATGAACGCGGTTTCAATGGTTGAAGAAAATAAAATGATTGATAAAGCTCTATTCGGTATGGCTGAAATTAATGATGATAATATTGAGGCTCAGGGTATGGCGGCATACTCACCTGAATTTATGTACGCCACCGAGACGGAGAATAAAGCCGACATGGCCACCACCTCCGGTTTAAATTTTAACACCCCTGATTGGTAATATGAAATCTATTGAGGATCTTGTAAATAACGAGTTTAAATCATACTCAGAATATGTATTGTATAATCGCGCCATTCCTAGTATGATGGATGGATTTAAGTCAGGGCAGAGGAAGATTGTATACACAACAAATAAGGTGGCGCGTCACAAACTAAATAAAACGGCTTCACTGGCCGGTGCCGTAATCTCACACGCAAACTTCCATCATGGACCAGCATCATTAGAAGATGCAATCAATGGATTGGTCGCGCCATTTAATAATAATATTTCACTACTCGAAGGCGAAGGCTCTTTTGGGTCAAGATTAGTACCGGCCGCTGCTGCGGCTAGATATACTTTCACAAAATTATCCAATAACTTTGATAAATGGTTTGCAGATTTTGATGTAATGCCATCAATGAAAGACCCTGAAGACCCTGAGCCGAGATTTTATCTTCCTCTAATACCGTGGGTATTGGTTAATGGTGTGCAGGGAATTTCCGTAGGCTTTGCTACAAAGATTATGCCGTATGACCCTAAAGTGTTATTAAAGCTTGTAAAGGCACGGCTCAAGGGTAAGAATATTAGAGGTATGAAGTTAATACCACAATTCCCTGACTTTAATGGTACAGTGGAACGAATAGGATCTGAAATCATGGTGACGGGTAGTTATAAAGTAATCTCACCCACCAAGATTAGCATTACCGAGGTACCACCGGTATTTACGCGTGAAAAATACATTGAGCACCTAGAGAAATTGGCCTCGAAGGGAAAAATATCTTCTTATGATGACCAATGTGATGAGAATGGTTTCCAATTTGAAGTAAGGATGCGAAAAGATCCTAACATCATACCAACATTTGCCCTTAAGAAAGTATTGCATGAAAATATTACTGTGATTGGTGAAAACGGTAAGTTGAAAATCTATGATAACCCTTATGAGTTAATTGAGGACTTTGTTGATGCTCGCATTAAATATGTTGAACAAAGACTTAAGTTTAATATTAATAGAGACCAGACATCGCTTGATCTAGTGATTGAGAAGATTAGATTTATTACTGAAGTTATTTCCGGTAAGATTAACTTTAAGGGTAAAAATAAAGGTGAAATGGTTAACACTCTCACCGATATGTGTTATAATAATATAGACATGTTATTAAAAATGAACATGTACTCTCTAACCAAAGATAATATAGATATATTGAAGGGAATGGAGACTACATTAATTAAAGAATTAAAACACTGGAATTGTACTACCGCGGAAATTGAGTACACGGAAGACTTAAATAAATTATGAATAAACTAATGTTAATTGACTTCAATGGAATTGCGATTGGGTCGCTAATGGCTGTGACTAAATCTCAGAAAGATGTAAACGAGGATTTAATCCGCCACTTGATACTAAATACTATTATAGGTTATAAAAAGAAATTTAAAGCCGATGAAGTGGTTATCTGTGCAGATGCAAGAAGTTGGAGGCGCGAAGCTTTTCCACATTATAAAGCTTCACGACAAAAAACTAGAGAGGCTTCTCCCTATGATTGGGGTGAGGTATATAAAATCTTTAACTTAATCTTAGATGAAATTAATGATAACCTACCATGGAAAGTTATATATGTGAAAGGCGCTGAAGCGGATGACATCATCGGCTTTATCACTCTTAAATATGCTAGACACCAACCCATCACTATTGTATCGGCCGATAAAGACTTTATACAATTGCATAGTGCGGGTGATGTAAAGCAATGGTCACCCATTATTAAGAAATTTATTAGTCATAAAGACCCAGTGGCCTATTTAAAGGAGCATATCATTAGAGGAGATAGTGGTGATGGTATTCCCAATATATTATCTTCCGATGATACATTTGTGACTAGTAAGAGACAAACCCCTATGAAGAAGATATATATTGAGGCTTGGCTTGAAATGAAGCCAGAGGATTTCTTAACTACTTCAGAGATGGCGGATAGGTGGATGCTTAATAAAAATATGATCGACTTGACCTGTACACCGGATGATATTAAAAATGAGATTGATGACAAATATTCTAATTATAGTGGTACTACACACCGGATGAAAATATTTAATTACTTTACTAAAAAGAAGCTTAGGAACTTAATCGGGGATGTAGCATCGGTATAATAAATAAAATAAAAAAAATACTGGATAATAGAGTCATTACAGTATCACAGGACTTTATAGATTATCGAGATCACATATATGAAAATGGTTCCGCGTTCAACAGTAGAGACAAATGTGATAGCCTATTGCTAGAATGGTGGATGGAACGTAATACATTTGTAGATGAGCCATTGATCTATTCTGATGAGAAAACTAATTGGAGATACGATTGGGGTCTATATGATTATAAAGTAGACAATAAAGAAATCAACTATTCACATTGGAATATATCTTCCGCGGCGCTGGTTAAGATCACAGATTCAATTGATAAAGACTTCTTGACCCACTTCCTCTTATATGAAACGATAAGACCAGAAAGACTATTAGAGGCCGGGGATGTAGTAACATTCAAAATATTAAATTTTGTGAATTCCAAGAAGGCCATTAATGGTATGTGGAATTCAAATTATGGTGGTAAATATTTACCAAAAACCTATTTACATAAGCTGTAAAATATGTTATAATAGTAGTATAAACTAAATAATGGAAGAGTGAATGAACGGAAAATATCCAATTTATATTATATCGAAAGGTAGAGCAGAATCAAGACAAACATCGAGAACATTGGAGGCATTAAATACTCCATATAGAATTGTAATCGAGAAAAGCGAATATGCAGATTACGCCGCGGTAATTGACCCAGACAAGATTCTGACACTACCCGAAGGCTTCAGAGAAGATCCTAAATACGCAATACCTGATGACAAGGGCCAGATCGGTGGTTCAATACCGGTGAGAAACTGGGTGTGGGAACATTCAATTTCTGAGGGCCACGCACGGCATTGGATTATGGATGACAATATCCGACACTTCTATAGACTAAATAATAATTTAAAGATCAGAGTAACGTCCGGCAATATTTTTAAAGCATGTGAAGACTTTACTGATAGGTATGAAAATGTACCCATGTCTGGCATGAACTATGCATTCTTTGCCCCCGCGTTTTCTAAACGACCTCCCTACTATCTAAACACTAGAGTATATTCTTGTATACTATTAAGTAATGATATTCCTCATAGATGGCGTGGAAGATATAATGAAGATACAGACCTAAGCTTACGAATATTAAAGGATGGTTATAATACATTCCTATACAATGCATTCCTATGTGGTAAGTCGGCAACAATGTCTATGGAGGGTGGTAATACAGAAGAAGTATATGCCAAGGATGGAGAGGCGTTCGATAACAGATTAACCTTCGCAGAGTCTTTGAGAGACCAACACCCGGATGTGGTGCGTATTACAAAGAAATGGGGAAGGTGGCATCATCACGTAAATTATGAAGGATTCAAGGTCAGCAATAAACTAGTGCTTAAAAAAGGACTAAATATAAGTAAGGGTACTAATGAATATGGTATGAAATTAATGAGAATGAATGAAGAAGATTTAACAAACGAAGATAAGGAAGAAAATAATGCCTAAGAAAAATGATAAGCCACAGAATTTACTCGTAATGACGGGTAGAGAGGAAGAACAAACACCGTTCGGTTGGGACGATATGCCGGAATTTATACAAGAGGATAACGAAGCTCCCTTGGTGCTTAAAATTCGTTTCCGTAATGATAAAGACATTAGAGATTTTGCAGACCTTATTGGTCAACCTCAGATCACCAACAAGACTAAAAGTATTTGGTACCCAGTATTAGATAGAAATAGAAACTCTTTATTGAGATGGATGGATGAAGATGGTGAAGACGCGGCCAAGGCTGAAGACGCAACAGGAGCTACGGGTAGATATGATTAAAATATTGGTGACGGGTGGTGCAGGTTTTATTGGTTCACACCTATGTGAAAGATTGGTGGGTGAAGGTCATGAAGTTACTTCGCTGGATAATTACTTCACCGGCTCAATCTTTAATCACATATCGGGGGTGAGATATGTTACTGGTTCAACCAAGGATATTGAAACATTAATTGACCCCGATATAGAGATTATCTATCACCTAGGTGAATATTCTAGGGTGGAACAAAGCTTTGAAGATGTAGAATTAGTATTGGAGTATAATAAAAAGGGCACATTCGCTGTATTGGAGTTTGTTAGAAAATATGGTGCAAGATTAATCTATTCGGGGTCGAGTACTAAATTTGCCGATGATAATACTGGCAGGGATCAGAGTCCATACGCTTGGTCTAAAGCTTCCAATACGGATCTTGTAATAAACTATGGTGAATGGTTCGGAATTGACTATGCCATTACTTATTTCTATAATGTGTACGGTGGTAGAGAGATTAAGACTGGTAAGTACGCTACTGTGGTTGCTCTATTCCTTGAAAAGGTTAGAAATGGCGAAAAGATAAGTGTGGTAAATCCTGGAACTCAAATGAGGAACTTTACATATATTGATGATATTATCAATGGTATTATACTTGTGGGTGAGAAGGGTGAAGGTGATGGCTATGGTATAGGCTCTGATACTGCATACACCATAGCCACTATTGCTGAAATGATTGCAATTAAAGGGCCTAGGCCTGTGATTGAATTCATACCGGAAAGACCTGGCAATAGAATGATGGGTGAAGTAAGGACTAGTAAGACGAAGGCCCTAGGTTGGGTGGAGAAAGGTAATTTGATGAATTATATTATGGAGTTGGATTTATGTGTATAAACATTGGTGTAATTGGTAATGGGTTTGTTGGTAAGGCGGTGGTGCATGGCTTTACTAAAGATGATAATAGTATCGTGATCTCAGATCCTTTATTGGGAACTACCACAAAAGATGTAATGGCCTCAAATCCAGAAGTTATCTTCATCTGTGTGCCGACACCTATGAGCGGCGATGGTAGTATTGATTCATCCATTATCGATACTGTGATAAAAGAGATTAATGGCTATGATGGTATCATTGTTTTGAAGTCCACAGTGACTCCAGATATTGTTAAATCTTTATCTGATACCTATGAGAGATTTGTATACAATCCTGAATTCTTAACTGAGACTAATGCTCTGCATGACTTTGAACATGCTACGCATCACGTATTCGGTGGTAGACCCAATGTTACTAAATTATTGGAAGAGTATTATAATAACAATACTATCTGCATACCTGCACCAAAATATCATATGTCTGCACCGGAGGCAAGTTTTGTTAAATATGGAATGAATTCTTTCTTGGCAGCCAAAGTCTTATTCTTCAATCAATGGTCGGACGCGATAGAATCTTTCGGTTGTTCTTATTCAGAGATTATGAAGGGCATTACCGCAGACCCAAGAATTGGAATAAGCCATACTTCAGTCCCTGGCCCAGATGGTAGAAAAGGATATGGGGGCGCCTGCTTCCCTAAAGACACCACGGCAATCTCTAATCTATTCCCAGATTTAACTATCATTAGGGAAACCATCACGAGAAATAATGAATATAGAAATCTATATGAGTTGGATGATAGGGAAAAGGCACAAAATGTTAGTTATAATATCCACCAAAACACTAATAACAACGCTTAGAAACGATTATGAACTGTGCCATTAAATATATAGAACCAATATGTTATAACTGTGCCCATAGGTCGAATTTCGTTAATGGGGCCAAAGGGATTATGTGTAAAAAGCATACTAAATATATTGATAGTCTATATTATACTTGTAATGATTTTAAGGAGAAAATGAAAAATATATTGGCAATATTAAATAAGATTGAAGCGACACCTAAGAAATTAGAGAAGCTATCAATACTAGAAGAAAATAAAGATAATGAATCATTGAAATCTGTGCTTATACATGCTTTGGACCCAAGAATTATATATCATATTAAGAAGATACCGGAATATGAAACAATTAAGTATTGTGATTTATATGATATTGATTGGGGTATAAATAAATTGTCAAAATTATCATCAAGAGAATTGACTGGTGGTGCTGGTGCACTATACCTCGCCGATATTTTATCTAGAATTTCAACCGATGATGCAATAGTTATTGAACGCATTATTAAAAAGGATCTTAGGGTGGGTATGTCTAAAAAGACTGCGAACAAAATCTGGGGTAAAGACTTCATACCAGAATTTCCAGTAATGCTCGCGTCATCGATGAACGAAAAGAATTTAGCTAAGATTAATTATCCAGCGTTTGTTCAAACCAAGATGGATGGCATGAGGGCAATGATTCTAATCAAAGACTATAATGTATCTGTATTTACTCGCAATGGTAAGCCCATCGATGTAGGTTCACAATTCACCGAATTGATTGATGTTGATATAAGTAATGATTTTGTAATAGATGGAGAGTTATTGATTGTAGATTCTAATGGTACACCACTGGATAGGAAGACTGGGAATGGTATTCTCAATAAAGCATTGAAGGGAACAATTTCAGATGAGGAGCGAAAAATGGTTCGCATGGTGGCTTGGGACTATATACCAATGCAGAACTTTAATGATGGGCGATGCGATATATTGACTAAGTCTAGATTATATCACCTAGATTCAATCATTAAAAATGTACCGAACATAACCATGATTGATAATCACATTGTAAAAGACTATGAGGCGGCTTCGGTAATATTCAACTCTTTATTAGATAAAGGTGAAGAGGGTGTAATCATCAAGAACATTAGTTCTCCTTGGGTGAATAAGCGAAGCCCAGATTTAGTTAAGATGAAGGAGATATTAGAGGCGGATTTGGAAATCGTTGATGTCAAAGAAGGTGAAGGTAAATTCACCGGTGCGCTAGGGGCATTTATAGTAAAGGATAGTTCTGGTGGCACTTTATGTGCCGTGGGTACAGGCTTTGATGATGAACAACGAAAAGAATACTGGTCCAATAGAAATAGTTTAAAGGGTAATATTGTGGCAGTACAATATAATGCCAAGATTAAAAGCAAGAGTAATGATCTAGGTAGTTTATTTCTACCAGTATTTGTTGAGATGAGGGATGATAAAGATGAGGCGGATAATCTATGGAAGAAGTAGAAGTGAAAGAAATGGATAAGCCGATTAATTATAGAATTAATATGTGCTTTGAATGGAATGATTTCGACTCCTGTGTTGAATTTGAAATAACGGTGGACGGTGAAGTTGGGGATAAGGCCGACCTAGTACATGAATTGATAATTAACTGGAATTCTATCATTATGATGGAGGATGGTACTGTGGTTAATTTAGATCAATTTAAACAAGCCTTTGTTGAAAAGATTGGTGTCGCGACACCCACTAAAACGAATAATAAAATATTAAAGATGTTACATTGATAAAATAATTCATATAGCACTGTACAACGCATTAAAAGTATGATATAATATAACTATATTACAATAAGAAAGGTACTATAAATGTCAAAAATGAAAACTCTAGGTATTGAGCCGGTGATGTCACTACAAGAAGTAGCGGATGTGATGGGTATTACACGTCAACGCGTTTACGCAATCGAAAAAGCCGCTCTGGAAAAATTATCCAAAATGAAACAAGCACAGGACATGAAGAAGATGTACTTGGATAATGATTATGATAAATGAAGTTGGTAAAAAAGGCTTAGATAAATATCTAGATTTTTGTGCTCGTCATGGGAATATTGATATTGATAAGGCTCGTATCACTACACGGGCGGCCATAAGAAATCATAATAAACCAGATTCCGATAAATCAGAAATGGTTGAAATGGATAATCTAATGGGCCAATGGTACAATTCATTATCTTCTGGGGTACCTGACTATTCCGTATATGAAAGTCCATATTATTTCTGTGAAACTTGGCTATGTTGGACTAAGTACTCTAGACAATATTTAAAAGATATTGTCAGATTAGGTGTAGTATCTCAAATGGTGGGTGTTAATACAGTCGTGGATTTAGGCAATGGCGTGGGCTATACTACATCAGTACTTAAACGAGATATATTTCCCAACGCTACTGTATATGGAACTAATGTAGTGGGAAGTCATCAATATACCATGGCAGAAGATTTAGGCAATCAATATGGATTTACAATGCTACCCGACCATTCTAGTTTAGGGAGTGTAGATCTAATCTTCGCATCAGAATACTTTGAACATTGGGATCACCCCATAGAACATTTAGAGGATATTTTAATAAACACCAATCCAAGATATTTGTTATTAGCCAATGCTTTTACACAGGACGCGATTGGCCACTTCAACGAATATTATCATGGTGGGGTTACATATACTAAACCACAGATGAATAGATTATTTAATAAGACTATGAAAAAATGGGGATATGAAAAAATTGCAACCAAGTGTTGGAACGGTAGACCCGCATTTTGGAGAAAGATTGAAAATAATACGGTTTTGCACTTTACAGATGCTTAAAAGTATGATATAATATAACTATATTACAATAAAAAAGGATATACTATGAATAACAGTGAAAAGAATAATTTTTTAAATACAAAGAATAGATATTATATAGCCGGATATTGTGATGGTGGTCAGGGCACTGACATAGTTTTAAGAGAAGACTCACCTGAATATCAAGACTATTTGTCGGGGTATGCGGATGCAAAGGAGCATAATGAGTCTAACTAAGGTGGGAGATTATCTTTATCATAAAATAAAAAGAGATGAGCATATCTTCTTCATTAGACATGATATTATAGGTGCTGTGGATGTGGATAATGATGATGATGAAATATTATTTGAATTTTCAGATCACGTCCTATCTCTAATTAAAGATGAGTGGTTTTTAATGAAAGGTAAAACAATTTAAAAAAAAGGAGAAAAAGATATGAAAAAATTGGCGATGTTATTTCTTGCATTAAATGTTAATGCAGGCGACGCGGTTAATGGTGAGGCGATGTATAATAGTCTTGGTTGTAGTGGTTGTCATGGAGTGAGTGGTGTTTCATCAATTCCTGTATATCCAAGCTTGGCTGGGAAAGATACGGCTTTTATTGTTAAACAGTTGAAGGATTTTCAAACTGGCGCTAGAGTGGATTCAACGATGAACGCGATGGCACCTATGGCGGCTGGGTATGAAGAAGATATTGGCTTATATTTATTTGGTGAATAATACGGTTTTGCACTTTACAGATGCTTAAAAGTATGATATAATATAGTTATATTACAATAAAAAAGGAATAGATGATGAGTGAAATTGATATAGAACAAGAAATTAACGAAGATAA